AGATCATCACCCATTTGTTCAATGTTTGTTGGTGATGATACGAGTGGCGCAAGTACCTGCGCCACATAGTCTTCTTCTTTCTCAGTCATTTATCTCTCCCAATTCTAAGCCAATATGTTTGTCTTCATTGAAACAACTTAGTTCTATTGATGTTTGATTTGTAAAATAGAAAACAAACTCGGTAATAAATCTACCGCCATTGCTTTGTCTTTTATTTATTTTTACAGATTCAACATTAAATGAATCCATAGTCATCAAGTTATTTATAATCATGCATACTCTCCATATGTTTCCAGATCAGTCCAAGCTTTGGAATGTATAGCTCTTCCAACATCAGCTTCTCTATTAAAGCTAGCAATGTGTGGTGTTCGTTGCTCTTGTGTGTGAGTAGACCAGTAGGTAAGACAGTTATACAATGCCCATAGATTGCTACCTAACTGGCTTTTCTCTGACTGCCACAATCCAAGCAATATTTCTAATTGTTTTTCGTTTGTTTTACTTACACCTGTTTGACGAGTGAAAGCTTTACACACAGTTGCTTTGAAAAACTGCTCAACATTTTCATTGTTTATTTTAGTTTCTGTCCAAGTTTCCCACTTGGTTTTGTTTTTCAAAAAGGTTTCGAGTCCAATCTGTATTTTATCAGAGCTTCCTTCTATGTTAATAGATGTTGTATGCTTGAACTTTGCCATAGCTATAGCAAGACCAGACACCATACCATTACTACAAATAAGTCTGTTGCCTTCTGCTTTTTGTAGAAAGCTCCAAGATCCATCGTAACTATTCAAGAAATCTACTTTGAAGTTTACTATGTCACCAACTTGTGCTGACTTTTTGTTTTCAATGTACAAGTCTCGAAAGTGTACAGTGCCTTTGAGTTTGGCTCCGTTCTCATAGACTTTGGTATCTATATAAAAGTCTTTGGATACATCTGACTCAAGCACAGCGTCCTCGATTGAGTTTACTACATCACTATGAAGTACAGGTTTGTAGGCACTCTTATGTACGCCAAGCACTTCATTGGTATCTGTTCGAACGATCTGCTTACTGTTGGTAAGTGGCTCGCCAGTAATAGCATTGGGTGTTGGGTGTACTTCGATTGGGAAATCCCATTCTTCAGTATTAATTGCATCAAACATTATAGTTCTCCTTTCGTTTGATAGAGCTGCATATTTGCAGTTACAATAAATGTTGTCAATCTTTTTCGTTAAGACAAGCAATCATTTTTGATAGTGAATTTATCAATGATAATGGGGTTGGGTTAAACAAAATTGTCCTCATATCATCGCTCTCAGTTATACATGATATTTCATGTAAAGTTATTGGTTCACCATGATCATCTTTCATCAATGGCGAAACGTGTTGTGCGATAGAAATTTTGTGCTTTCCATGCAGCAATACGATGTTGTTAAGTCCGCTCTGGCGAAACTTAACACCATCAATTACAAGCTCACTCATTTCATTTTCCCTTCGAGGATCTCGATGTGTTGATCGAGGAGATTAACTTTCTCTATCAACAAACTTATTAATGAGCTTGCTTGATCTTTTGTAATTGGCAAAGAAATATTTGTGTACAAAGATTCTGATTTACTTTGTACATCTCCATGCTCAATTACTTCTTTGCGAATTGTTTTATTCCAAACATCATTTGCCAATGAGTTTAGTTTCCATAACTGCTTATTGGATGCAGGTTGTCCTTCAAAATCTACCATAAAAAAAATCCTTTAAAAAAAAAATTAATTTAAAAATTGCTGGATCAAGAGGTAGGTTGGTTTGCTCCAGCATACTATTAAAGTTCGATCCCCCACTCCTGGGCGGCATCAGAACTTACATAAAAAAAGGGGGCTTTCGCCCCCTTCTCTTACGCTGCTTTCGACTGTCTCTTCTTTCTCTTCTGCTCCGCAGCTTCGTCTTTGTCATTGGTCTTTCCACTGACATTCGTGCTGTCGCCAACTCCGTTGGTCGTCGGCACATAACCCTCTTCTCCGAGGGTTATTCCACGAGCCGCTAGCTTCGCAGCCAACTCGTCCTTCTTGACGTCTGTCTCAGGCTCTGAGCCAGAGTCAAGCGTCCAAGGCTCAAGCGGCTTGTGGGCGACGCCAGTCGCTACCTCCATCACTGCCGCGATGGTGTGATACATCTCATCCTGAACCGCATACTGCGATTCCAGCCGTTCGACCCAGCCTTCGGCTCTGTCGACGGCTTGCAAGGCTATCTCAGTCCCATCGCATTGCATTGCGACCAGCTTCAGCTGCGCTGTCGCTCGGTCTAACTTATGCTTTGTACCTTTGACATAGCCTTGCTTGTTGGTGCGCGTATCATGCATCTGCGCCCATACATTGTTGGCAAGACCACTGATCATCACCATTTGTGAATAGTACAGATCATTGACCTCCTTGTATGTCCCTGACTCTCGATCATATCGTAACCTTGAGTCATAGAACTCAGCACAAATGGTTGCTAACGCTTGCGTTAGCGTGATCTGTGTCTCGCCAGTGTATGCTGCTTGTAAGTCTGTATTGATCATTTCATTAAGTTCTACTTGAGTATTCATTATTCTCTTCCTTTTGTTAAATGAATTATATGTCTTATT